TATTACTTTGGCGAGCATATTGGGGTGTGGCAGGGAAGGTATGAGATTCATCGTGATGATCCGGTAAGTGAACATATCTTGATTTGTGAAGAAAGTCCCGGTATAGTAGATCGTATGGATGCTCCGTGGTGGATGCCATATGAGGGACAACCAAAACCGCAACGACCAGAAAGTGATTACCCAAAGGATTATCCAAAATGAAACTGGTACTATATGCTGTTTGCTGGAAAGAAGATGGAGATACGGTTGATCCTCAATGGGTTTTTCGCACACGCGAAGAAGCACAAGAAGTTATTGATGATTGTTATGGTAGAGGAGTAATCGTAGAACTATTCAAGAAAGAAAATAATGACTGAAGAGCGTGAAAAGGCTATGATTTATCTTCTTAGTTTTTTCAAGAATAGAATGGCCGCTGTAAATAAGCATAACGTAGATAAGGCTAAAGAGTTGATTGGATTACATGAAATATCAGTAAGTGAACTGATTAATAAGTACGTGGAACTGGTCTACAAAAACTCTTAATAGGAAATAAAATGATTAATGTCAAACTGACCGTTCGTGAGGCTACGTGGATTCTCTCCAAGATTGAGTCCTACGACACGATCTATGACAAGATTGTGGCAGGGATTGAGGACGCTATTGGTGTGAATCGTCACAAGACCGTTACCATCACTGGCGGTATGACCTTTGACAACCGTATTCCTTGTATCAAGGCTATTCGTCTCAACACTGGTTGGGGCTTGAAGGAAGCCAAGGATTGGAGCGACGTTCTGGTGGGAACGTGGGATGATGCTGGTCGAAGGCTCAAGGGTGCCAGCCGTCACAGCATGACCCTCAAGACTCCAGAAGCGGCTGAGAACCTCTTGCGTGATCTGGTGGGTTTGGGGTGCGAAGGTTTTCTCTCTTGATCTAAGTCCTTGCCCACTAAGGATTTAGAACCAAGGGGGCGGGCCGCGTTCGCCGTAAGTCCTTATCCCACAACGACTTATGAGGAATAAATATTTTTTCAAGGAACAGGGGTTGACAGGACGATATACTATGGTAGAATGATTGAAGTAACGGGTTGATAACACTAACACTTGTAAGGAGTTTGATTATGCAGAAGTATACGTTTGTGGTTGATGTGGTTTCGGATTCGGCTATCGACGCGAACACGGTTCGTGCTTCGCTGCTGGAGACTGTGGATGGTATCGGTACGATTGCTGCCGTGCATCCGGCGAAGGTTGATTCGCTCAAGGAGCAGGGCTTCAAGGTTTGGCGGGCAAGGGTTGCTGGTATCAAGGAACCGGCCAAGGTCAAGGCTCCCAAGGCCAAGAAGGTCGAGGCCGAGGTTGCTACGGCGACCGCTTGATTTTCTAAAGATTGTCTGCTAGAATGTCGATACTGGTGAAGTAGTAGTAGCCAGTATCCATTCTAGCCCACTAACGGATTTTTCTTTGGTAGTAATAGCGATGCTGTTTACGGACAGCAGGACTTGGAGTTTATCAAGAAAGCCAGAGAGGCACTTGACAGCGGACTGACCGTAGTGTATGATAGTTGGTGGTGACATTTCGACAACCATGAGGAACGATATGAAGATTCTTGGATTGGGCGATGAGACTGATGCTGGCAAGGTTGTTCGCATTGGTCGTGATGGTGTGACATTTGAGAAGAATGGTGCGAAGGTTGTGTTGACCCTCGCTGATGTTGAGTCGATGGTTTTTTCTAACTAAGGGAGATGATAATGTCTAATAACTTTGCTAGCCTTCGTAAGAACCGCCATATCAAGTGCAAGTATCCACTGCATGGCAGCAAGAACGTGCTGAAGTATCACGTTGGTCGCATTGAACGTGTTGGTACTGGCCCTAATGGTCGATATGCCGTGGTTCGTGCCGTTGATCAGACGGTGCGTACCCTTCTGTGCGATAAGATGATCGAAACGAAGTGCTATCGTTGATTCTCCCTTGAGTGTACGGGTGGCGTATGGTACAATGCTATGCGTCACCCGTATCATGGGGCGTAAGGTAAGCCGGTTGCATCCGACACTCTTATAAGGTGTTCATAGGTACGTTCGACTCGTACACGCCCTACTGTTCTTTTTCTGTAACAGCCTAGGGAGATCACTTGATAGAACTTATGATTATGATTATTGTGTGGAGTATGTTGAACCAAGACTAATAAATCGGAATAGTTTGACTTATAAAGTAACCAATATTCCCCCAAACATTTAGAGGTAAACATATGAACGAACTGATAGCCACCTATGTTATGGATGATGTACGCTATGATATTTATGCGTGTTATGATTCTGCTGATGATATGGATACTCGTAATGTATCTTTCTATGACGTTTACAACCAAAAGACGGGAGCGTGTGTGAACGAGGGCGATCCTTGGGAAACCATGCCAACGTGGAATGAGATTTTTCATACCTATTACTCACCGGTGAAATAATGAATACTAAAATGCAAAATAAGATAAACGAGTTTCTTGATGGTTGGTATAAGACGGAAGATGATTGTATGTTTGATATTAACGACTATAATGATTGGATGAATGAAGCAGTTGAGTTGCTAGAAGAAATAGTTGGTCGCGTTAGAGAGGAAAGTTGAGCATGTACCACTACGTTACTATTGAAGTTGTTATGCGTAACTGTAAATCAGCAGAGGATGCTAAACAAAAATGCGAAAGACTGTTACCATATAAGCCAGACGAGAACTGTACATATATGGAATCGTGGGAAATAACTAGGTCCGCATCACCATTTGCCGTAAGTCCTTTGCCACCAAAGGTTTAGGACCGACGCGGCCCGCCCCGCTCGTCGTAAGTCCTTATCTACCAACAACTTACGTCTAGAGAAAAAAACTAATGCTGACCCCTTGACTCTGCCGATATACATGGTATGATGGTTGAAAAGGAGACAGTTATGGTTTGTGCTGTTCGTGATACTATTTGCGATGCTTTTTGCAAACACTGCGGGCGTCAGTTTGTATTGACGTTTGATAAGAGTGATATGTATGATTGGTTGAGCGGTTCGCTGCCCATCCAGAATGCTTTGCCTTATCTTTCTGCTAACGAGCGTGAACTGCTCTTGAGCGGAACGTGCGGCGACTGTTTCGACAAAATGTTTCCGCCCGACCTTGACAACGGCGAATGATCGTTGTATAATACGAGAAGTTGATAACCCACTAACTAGGAGATTGATGATGACTGCCTATAACAAGTTGACGATTGATAGCGACAAGTCGGAAGGTTCGTTTGTTCGCACCCTTGAGGGTAGGACCGGTACGGGTTTTGAGAATGGTACGCATGTCCACAAGGATTGGTGGAGCAAGACCAAGACCTACGAAGAAGTCATGCAGACTGCCCATGTCGCAGTCGAGAACCGCGAGGATATTCTGACTGAGCGTAAGAATATTACCTGTGTTGGTAATGATAAGGGATTCTTTTTGAAGTTGAACGATGGTCGAGAGTTTCGTCCTACGGATCACTCCATTGAACAGTTTAGCGTTCGTTCGGGCGTTACCTCGTCCTCGTTCCTTCGTGAGATGCGTAATATCGAAGGTTTCGACCTTGCCGATGCTGAAGTCATGGCATACGTTGGTAACAATGCTCTGCGTCGAATCGACGCTGACAAAAAGTTTCGCTTGCGTACCTATACGGATGGAACGTGCCGTGCGTTCGTGACTGAGCAGTATGCTCCGGTTGACAATCGCTGGTATCTGGAAACCCTCGCAGAGTTTATTCCCGGTGGTCGTTTCAGTCACTGGCGTGGCGATGAGGATACCATCTATGGTAACGTCCTTATCCCCGATACCATCATGGACTACGGTGCTGATGATAGTGATTACGGTGGAATGATTAGCGTTGGTAACTGCGAGATCGGTACTCGTCGCATTAGTCAGACTCCTAGCCTGTTTCGTGCTATTTGCATGAACGGTTGCATCTGGGGTCAGACTGCCGGTGAGAAGATTCGCCGTGTTCACCGTGGCAATATCGACCTTATTAAACTTAAGGATGAAATCGCCCATAATATCCAAGATCAGATTCCGCTTCTTGCTCCCGGTATCAAGCAGTTTCTGGCTACCCGTGCTTTGGAAACTGGCAAGGCTAGCGTCAAGGGTATCGTGGCTACGGTATCGTCGGATTACAAACTTAGCAAGCGTGAGGCTACTGAGTTTCTTGAGCAGTATGTTACTATGGAATCTGGAGAGCGTAACCTGTTCGGTATTATCAATGGTCTGACCCGTGCGGGACAGGTTTTCGATAATAAGACTTGGGTGAAGTTTGACGAGATCGCTGGTAGTCTGTTGGATACTTCCGCAGACCGCTGGGCTACGATTCTGCGTCGTGCTGATACCTTCACCGATAAGGATTACGAAAAGGTTTTCGCTCTGACCGCTTAGTTAGTGGGAGGGAAGGGCTGGCGGGGTAAAACCCGCCGGTCCTCTCTCACTAGTAACAAAGGAGAATAATATGCCAAAGTATAGAGTACATATGAACTATGTAACCGCACATAGTGCTGAGTTTATTGTTGAGGCTAAAGACTCAGATGAACTACATGATCTTATAGGTGAACTGGATATGGATTTTGTTGAAAGTAATGCTGGCTTTCGCGTGACAGATTATGAACCTCCTGTCATAGACGAATGGGAAAAAGTAAATAAGAATATGCCCGTAGATGAAATCATGCAGCGGGCTATTGATGAAGTCAAAAATGCTTGGGAAGCGTTGTAGCGTTACGCCGTGATTCGTTCTAAGTCCTTGCCCCACAAGGGTTTAGGGCGAACGCGGCCCGCCCCGCTATTCATAAGTCTTTTATTTTCAACTACTTACGTCAAGTCTATAGGTGAGTGAACGTAAGTCGTTTGTTCTCAAGTACTTGCGTCGTGAGTGTCGATATGGTACAATGGGAAGGATGCGTAGGTAGGTGAACATTACTTACATAGATAATATACGCAGTTTGTATAAGATGCACAAATGGGGTTGTCCCTCCCAAATAATCGGGATCAACATATTGCAATACAGTCAGTGAGATTTAACCAAGGAGATAATTATGGCAAAGATCAAAAAGGAAATTGTTGAAGAGACTACTTTGAAGAAGAGTGATTATGGATATACTCCATGTGACTTTATATTTGAACACGTAGAGAAGCCCGCTGATTATATATTCTCAAGGTGCTTCAATGTATTTGATGATAAGTGGCGCGTTAATCTATATAGTAAGCGCTATGTTGAGGGCATTGAAGGTAAGTATATCAGCAATAGTTATTTTGTCAAGTTCAATACTGATAATAATAACTTAACGTTTGTATCACCTTAAGAATTAAGATCGCCAGAGTAGCCATAGTCAGCGTGATGGACTAAAGTTTGCCCTTGACGCATGACGATACTTGTGGTATACTTCGTTTGTATCACTTAAATCTTTAAGATCGCCAAAGTAGCTATAGTCAGTGAAGGGAGACATTATGAAAGTTAAGCGTGGACAGAAACTTTGTAAGAATTGTAATGGTATTAATGGTGCTAGGTCACATGTGTGTAAGCACTGTAATACTGAATTTGTAATCGGGGCTAACTCTAAAAGTAAGAAGCCCGGTAAGATTAAGAAGCCAAAGATTTTTGAAGAGATTACTGATTGGAAGTCTCTTACTAATGGAGATCGTATTAAGGTAATTGGTCGCTCTGGTAATTATTATGTTGGAGAGAGTGGCGATAAGCAATATATGACTGACTCTGGTATATATACTGTTAAGAATCACGACAATGATGGCTTGATAGTTTATGCTAGTGACGGCGGTTGGGGGTATATATATATGGGACCAGAAAAACCTTCTGATACCATTCCTAACATGTATCGTTCACCACATAAGATCGTAAAGGCCAATTTACCAGTTCGTGCAAAATAGATCAAATTCCTCCAATATTTACAGTTACACTCTTGTATTTATAGAAATAAGGGGCAAAACAGCCCAAATATAATGGAGACATAACATGATAACAAAACAAGAATTCTTTCTACATATGAGCGAACTATTTGAAGAAGATTATAAAGACCTAGAAGGCTATAAGACATATAAGGAAATATCTAGTCTTAGGAATAAAACTCAAATTAAAGAGATGAGAGAATTGATAGATATGGATTGTACTAAAAGACTAGCATATCGCCACGCTCTCGCTGCTAATGGCAAGGAACTAACTCCAAGGCAACTAGATCAATACCTATCTATAATACAGTACGCCTTGGATCATAGAGAGTAGTATACATACATACATACATACCAATAGACCCCTATAGCCATCAAAGGTTACTAGGGGTCTTACTCTATACATACCATACATACTCTACCTACTACCCATACACTCCATAGACTCTAGAAAAATAGGCATATATGAAAATTTATTATTTATGTGAATTAGCCACGTATAAATCCAAATTTTGGTTTAGTGTGTGTAGTGTATTACTACTACTCTGTATGTATGTTATATTATGTATGTTATATGTCTTATTTCATAGTGTTAAATGCATATACTGGATAGTAGACTAACTTCCCTATTTAGACTCATTTTTGAGTGTATATAAGTAGTAGAATGATGGAATAGTACCCACAGAAAACCATCTAAAAAAATACTAAAAGGGAGAAAAACCCACAATTGGGAGAAAAAAATGAGCGACATAAAACAAGAAATGGATCAAGTAATACAAGAACTTGAGAGCAAGGGTATCAAGGCTAATAGTCATGTAAATAATAATGATATGACGGGCCTTGGCGATTTAGTTGAGAGTGCATTACAATCTGTTGGTATTACTGAAGAGAGATTCAAAGAGTGGTTCAATTTAAGAGAATGTAATTGCAGTAAAAGAAAAGCTTGGCTAAATAATCTCTTCAGCTGGAAGAAAAATCAGACTCAAGGTTGACAACCCGCCTGACCGATGTATAATAGGGTAGTCGCACTCACCCTATGAGCAAATTACTATGAAAATTGGCCTCTGTTGTATATCTTTACAGTTGCAAGAACTTGACGATCCAGTTAAGTTCCAGACTATGACATTCAAGCGTTTTTCTAGCTTGCCTAGATCAGAGGCTCTATCTACACTTGGTGATCGCATACTAAACAATATGTATGCCACTAATGAGATAATCAAACATTGTGCGACCAACGATTATTGTTACAGACTTAGCAGTGACTTATTCCCACTCATTACGTATGACGATGCCAAAGTTAACCTAGAGGATTTACCCAACTACGATGACATTCAAGACAGCTTTGATATATTGGAGGAAACTATTGCCTCTACAAATGTGCGTATTTCTTGTCATCCTAGCGAGTTTAATGTCCTCGCTTCAACCAATACTGCCGCCGTCGCAAAAACAATCACGGAACTTAATTTCTATTCTTCATTCATGGACCTTATCGGTTGCCTCGCAGACTACCGATCACCAATGAATTTACACATTCACAACAAAACAGGTAGTTATGACTCTATTATATCTCGATTTATTAACAGCTTTAATCTTCTTGATCCCAATTGTCGTAGTAGGCTTGTCATCGAAAATGACGATAAGATAAACTGTTGGAGTGTGCGAGAATTATCCTCTATATTCCATTCTAGGACGGGTATACCAATTACATTCGACTATTTGCACCACGCCTGCCATCCAGACGGTCTAACTCAGGAAGAGGCTATAAACGCTTGCTATGCAACGTGGGGCGATTATAAGCCCTTGTTCCACTACAGCGAAAGTCGCCCCGGCAATAATCCTAGGGCGCATTCAGATTACGCTGTTAATCCAATCAATACATACGGTCTAGAGTTCGACCTTGACTTTGAACTCAAAATGAAAGATCATGCTATTTCTCGTTATATGGAGAATATGGTAGGTGCATAATGGATAAAGAACCGCTAGTAATAATCAAAAATATTAAAAAAACAGCTAAATATATTGGTAAGGATGTTGCCCAAAATAGAGGCATACCACTTAGCGAATTGACCAATTACATTAAACCTAAAGAAATTGTATCTATAATCAAGCAATATTGTATATCAAAAGAAGATAAATACTTGATGAATACCAAGATATTACAAAAAATATTCACAGAAGTTCACGATTGGGTTTTAGGAGTTACACTGTCCAAAATGGCTTCTAAAGATTTGATAGAGACTTATTGGGACAATAATTTAAATTGTATGACTTTTTCACCAAAGGTAGGACAAGATGGCAAAGAAACACATTAAACCAAGATTGCATGAATCCGGCAGCGTAATAACAACTAAAACAGCTTTTGGTAGTGACTCTACCATGTTAGTTGATCTTTCACAATACAAACAAATTTCTATTAATACAGATGAAGTAGTCTGTAAGGATGATCGTGGATTTTATATCACAAAGAAGAACCGTATAGACAGTGGATTAGCGGACCCTTATCGTCATTCTGACGAAAAAGCAAGGATAACGCTTGAAGAACTAGAAGTTTCAAGTTCTTGACAGGAGATAGACGATACTGTACAATACGTTCAATCGCAAAGGAGTTACGATGACTTGGCGAGAACTAATGCAGTTCATACAAAAGCAAGATAAACATACGTTAGATGAGGAAGTTAAAATATACGTTCATGCAGATAATTCAGAACATCCAGTAGAGATAACTGAGCTATTACATGATGGTTGGATTCCGTATCTAGCAATTAACGAAGAAGAGGAATAAAATGACTTGGGGCGAACTAAAAAAGTATATTGAAGATAAGCCCACTATCCACAACGATGTCGTATATGTTTATGACTTTGTTGATGGATCAGAATACGAAGCAGATATTGATGAATTTAAGGTAAATGACGGAGAATGGTTTCCAAGTATAACGATTAACTCGTCTAGTTTGGAGGAATGATATGAAGATTGCAAATAAGAAACGTAAGCAAGTTTCTGTTGAGTTTCTTGAACATATCAAGAATACCGTCAATGATATGCTTTCTACTAGAATTCCTCAGTCTACTAAGAAAAAACTTTGTATTCTTGCAGAAAAAATGTTGATGGAAACTAAGAGTTATGAAGGATTTAAGTATCTATATTGGAGTAGATATGGTTGTCTTGATTGGGAAGAAGCAAAGCAAAAGGGAGTTTATAAGCACGTTCCGCAGGAATATATAACCGGCCCCGATGTTACCAATGATCCAGAATTTATTAGCGACATACAGGGCGAATACTCTCGGCGTTACATATGATAGATAAAATACCAGTTATAATCATTTCATCAACAATACCGCATATTGAATATAACATACCAAATAAGTATATATTTGATAATGACTATAGCGAAACAGCCAGAAAAAGACTTGAAACAAATCCATTTCAAGAAATATTATACAAAGCACTAATAGAAGAAATAGAAAGAGGACAACATGGACCGATTCGATTTGGAGAATGAACTTACAAACCTAAGTAAGATTAGTGATGATATTAAGACTATTGCTAGTCAAGTCATGGATGGAACATTAGATAGAGATGATGTTTTTGCCGCCCTACACGGACTTGCTATTCTTCATGATGCTAGGTATGCTATAGCTTGGAATATATTCCTACAAGTATTCAAGCTTGAAGAATACTCTGATCTAAATGATAATGAAGAAAATGTAGATATTATGAACAATAGTGAATCATATACTAATTACATGAAGAACGTATTTGCTAAATATGATTACCCCGACAAAGACAAGTCAGTTTGGTATTAATTATGGATCAAGAACTACAAGATAAACTTTACGAAAAATATCCTCAATTCTTTAGCAATAAAGATAAAGGTATACAATCTAATTGTATTGCATGGGGCTGCGAGTGTGGAAACGGATGGCATGATTTAATATCGTGCCTCTGTTGGATGATCCGACAACACGAAGACAATAAAAAGTGGAGAAAGAAATATCTTGAAGAAAATGATCCAGAAAAACTCAAGCAAGAGCCAGAATATTTTCCTATAAAGTTTGATCAGATAAAGGAGAAATATGGTGGTCTTCGTGCTTATTTCAGCGGTGGAGATGATTACGTTGAAGGTTTAGTATCTATGGCAGAAGCCATGAGTTATAAAATTTGTGAAGTGTGCGGTGAACGCGGCAGTCCAAATAAAGGTGGATGGATTTCTACTTTATGCAATTCATGTAGGAGTAAAAATGAACAAGGACTCTAATCCAATAGATTATTTAATTGAATGCTGCGAAAAGTCTATTGGCACAGGATATTGGACTATAACAAGTTTCAACATTCTAAATGCCAAAGACGAACTAAAAAGATTACGATCTAAACCAGATTTGCCATATGATAATGTTGCATGGGCCAATATTAATGATCGTGGAGATTTGTTTAACTTGACATTGCACTATAATCAGTTTAATGAAGAAAATTGTATTCCTCTATATGCCAACAGAGAAGAACTAAAGAAGTGGCTTGACAAGAGTCGATGACTGTGGTATACTAATTTCTATCAGCCCCGCATGTAACTTTCTATGACAATTTGAACAAATTACTAAACATTTATCAATTTCCTTCATAATTGTTTCTACAGAGTTTGCACCGCGAGACATTACAGAAATATTAATTTCTTTTTCATTTGGATCTAAGTGATGAAAATCTAAACAAATTGGAGTATTTTCTTTACAAAAATGACAACCTTTTTCAGATTTATATTCAGAGACAAATTGACGATTACGCTCACGATATAGTACATTATTTTTTTTAGCACGTTTTCGGTAATCATCTTTATTTGAAAGATAATGTTTTTTAGAACATTCAGATTGACATTTTTTACATCTAGATTGCAATTTTCTTTTTTGCTTATCTTTAAATCCGAATTCAGAAACGCTTTTTTCCTCTTGACAAGTACCACAAACCTTGGTATCATACATAGATAACACTCCTCACGGTGGCGAAATTGGTATACGCAAGACACTTAAAATGTCTCGACTATTAGTCATGTGGGTTCGACTCCCACCCGTGAGATTATACACCAAAAGTTTTAAGTAACAACAACAAAATTCAAAAATTACCTTTAATGAGGAGTAAATTATGCTCAAGTTTGAACTCAGTTTTAATCCATTTGACGATAAAAGCGCACAGAATGATGTTAACAGGAGCGGTTATGTAAATATGAGAAACCGATTCTTGGATTCATTTGGCGGTGGTCATATACTTTGCTATAATAATAATCCGCGAAAGAAAATTAGCGGAATGAATCACACTTCGATGATTAGCGAAGTAATAGATAATAATATCAAAAATAGTTCTGATGCCTATTTCTATATCAATGGATTACGCAAGAAGGATGATATAAATTCTGTTCGTGCTTGCTATATTGATCTTGATGCTGGTCGTGATAGTAACGGTCATTACTTTTCCCCTAAGATTGTAAAGGAAAAGAAGAATCAATTTCTCACTATGATCAATAGTTTTGCCGTCCAGCCAACATGGGTTGTCGATACACGCAATGGATACCAAGTTTATTGGGTTCTTTGCGATAAGGATCATCAACTTGGACTGACGAAAAATAAGAAGTATTGGACAGGAATTCAGAAGAAACTTGCTAACTATTTTAATGCTGATATTCGTGCTATGAAGATCAATCAAATCTTTCGTATTCCTTATACTTGGTGGCGTAAACCTTGGGAAGGTAAGAAGTCATATTTCTCTACTCTTCTTGAAGGTTGCAGTGGTAAAAAGGTTAGCATTGTGCAACTTCAAGAGGCTCTTACGGGTCAATCAGCACAGATTCATGTTCAGTCTGCAAAGAGTAGTGATGCTTGGTATGAGTCTTGGCGTGAAGCATCTAAGAAAGCCGATGCCAACTCTGTGCCATTGACAGTTGACGCTGCTACCAGTATACTTAACAAGCTAGTTAAGCAAGATGCCAACAATGTATTGGTTCTTAACGAGGACGATGATATTCCAGATTACAACGAGGCAGATATTGATGAAGATGAGGATACCAACCCAATATTCAGCAATAAGTGTATACCAAATGAAGCTCAACTGCGATTGCTTTCAACTGTTGTGGATTTTCTCAATCAAGTTTCTACACCATTGTTTTTCAGTAATAATAAGTTTCTTTCTGCTTCTGCAAAAGATCTTGCTGCTAAACTCAGTGATGAATTTTGCGTTGGTTAAACTATTTGGAGAATAAATAATGACTAACGAACTTAAAACAACTATGGAGAATAACTAATGGACAAAAGAGAACATACCTTTGTGTTTACTGAATATGACGTTGTTCTATTGAGCATCGCATTAGCAAATGTAGATTTATCAAAGATTAAAGAGACTCTTAAAGAGGT